TCTATGTAGATGCCGAGCATGAAACGGAGGTTGCATCACCCAACAAAACATTTATACTGTATGTGGACATTACAGATCCTGAAAATCCTGTAAAGTACAAATACAACGGATCGAAGTATGTGGCACTGTAATAGAAATTTTAATAGGAAGTTAGAATTTTTCTAACTTCCTATTTGACATTTTGCCTTGTTTCTTATAAAATACAATTATGGTATTTACATCTTTGCTCTCCACATGATATTATTTAATTGAGAGAGAAGATTAAATAATGAGGTGAGCGATATGATAGAAGTAACTATTTTAATTTCAGTTGTTTCAGTATTTGTAGCTGTAGCATCTTTTGTAACCTCATTTCTTCGCAACACAAAAAAAGATAATACAGAAGAAGTTGAGGAAAGGGCTTCAATGAATGCCCGATTACTTACAAAGTTAGATGTTATTTCAGATGATGTGCGGGAGATAAAGAAAGATAATCAGACATTAAGGACAGACATAAATTCATTATCAACCCGCATTACAGTGTTGGAACAACAGACAAAATTCGGAGTAAATTTTGCGAGCGGATATGCAGAGAAAGCAGATAAATAAAAAATTTCACTCTTTAACTCTATATGTAATATTCTCTATAATAGTGGTTGTGCTTTATAGCATTATAGAATTTATATTCTCCACTGTTACAGGAATATCCCATGACACTCTTACCACCTGTGTTTATGCTTTCTTTGCTGGAGAAATAGTCACAAGTGGTCTTATTAAAATTTTCAAACTAAAGGAGAAAAAGAATGACGATTTCCTCGGGTAGTTTTATACTGCTATTATGTTCAGTGTTAACAGGACTTATTGTTGAAGCGTTAAAGAAAATGGTAGGAGAGATAAGTAAACCTAACATTGTAGCCGCTATTGTTTCAGTAATTGTAGGAATAATAATTCCTATAGGATATATGTTTATCACAAAGATTCCATTCAACACTGACAGCGTATTCTACATTATAGGTATTGTTGGTTTATCATGGCTCACTTCGATGCTTGGATATGATAAAGTAGTTCAGACGATAATGCAGGTGATTAAATGAAGATAAGTGAAGAAGGAATACAGCTTATACAGAAATTCGAAGGATGTAGACTTGAAGCATATCAGGATCCTGTAGGAGTATGGACAATAGGATATGGACATACATCTGGTGTGAAAAAGGGAATGAAGATTTCTCCTGAAGTAGCAACAGAATTTTTAAGAAGAGATTTGGTTAAAGCCGAATTAGCCGTAACAAAATATGATAACAAATATCATTGGACACAGAATGAGTATGATGCTCTTTGTAGCTTTGCATATAATATAGGTTCTATAAATCAGCTCACAGCAAGAGGAGATAGAACTAAAGAAGAGATTTCAGCAAAGATTCCAGAATATAAAAAAGCTGGTGGTAAAGTGCTTGAAGGTCTTGTAAAACGAAGAGCTGCCGAAAAGGAGTTGTTTGACAGAAAATGAAACCAATTATAGGTTCAGCAAAGATTGATGAAAATAGAGGTATTGTTGGAGGAGCAAGAGGTGACCAAAAACAAACCTCTAATTCTGATTATAAGGGAGAAGTCTCTTTACAAGATTTTTACATAGCAAATAAAGGATGGGATATTATTAGAGCAAAAGATATTAGTATTGCAAAGAAAATGGCTGATTTAATGATACTTGCTTGTAATAATATCAATATAGGGTATTCACAATCAGATAGAAATGATATTCTTTCAAAGGGTGTTCGCACTACTATTCCTACTAATTGTGACTGTTCATCACTTGTTAGAGAGATTATAAAAGAGGCTACAAATAAAGACCCAGGTTCATTTAATACTTCTAATGAGTTAATGACATTAACAAGTACAGGTAATTTTACTTATGTGCCGTTCACTACCGAAAAAGAATTACAAGTAGGTGATATACTTGTTACGAAAACAAAAGGACATACCGCAATAGTTGTTCAGTCATTTAATCAAGTTGCGTATGTACCTATGAAGTATGTTAACAATCATATTTATATGGTTAGGGTAGATGATTTGAATGTGCGAGAAAAATATGCACTCGAAAATCTAAAAGATATAGCAAAGTGCCCAATCACAAGAAAGTTAAATATAGGCGATAGAGTTACTTGTTTGAAGTCTGTTGAAATTGATGGTGCTATGTGGATATGTATGGGCATCAATAATAGTGGAAAAGAGGAATGGTGCTGTGGAGACAATGGACGAAAATCGTATGTTAAATGACAATACACAGATTTCTAAATATACACTGGAGAGTATCCTGGTTCACTTTTCAGCGACTATTAAACGATTGACTATATTATGTGTTATTGAAGCGATTATATCTCTTGGAATCGTAGCCGGCTTCATCTGGTATATCAGTTTACCAGTAGATGAATATTCCGAAGCACAACAGACAGTTGAAGATATACAAGACAGTGAAATACATCAGAATATAGGTGATAGTTATGGCGAAAGCAAGTCAAAGGGTAATTAAGTATAAGAGGCATGCAACAAGGTCAAGAAGTGCGAGTAAATCAGGAAAGCATAGGCGTAGAAGAAGATGAGATTGGATGACCTCGATAACTATGAGATTGAAGAACTAATAAATAGATATATTAGAGGAGAAAGAGCAAGAGCCATCTTTAAGCGTAGATTGATAGACGAGATTGGTATAGAAAAGTTGGCAGAAGAATTTGATTTGTCGGTATCACAAACAAAACGGATAATAAACAAAGCAAGTGAGCAGTTTTTCAAACACTTCGATATGGAGGGTAAATTAAAATGAAGTTAAGAGATTTTATGGAAACATTTAAGTCAAGAGAAATAAAGGTATCTGTAATAGATGCAGGAGAAGATTTAATAAAATTCTTTTCAGAAGGATGGGCAGGAGTAGAGAGTGATATATTAGATAGGAATATAAGTAAATGGGAAATGACTTCCGCTACATCCATTTCAGTATATCTTGAAGGAAATGAGCCTTAAATGAGCTGTTTATAATCTAAATTCTGTCTTAAATTAAGACTTCCACGAACTCGTGGAAGTCTTTTTTCATGTCTAAAATTCTATGTATGTCATACATAAACTTTAACCCGAATCCTGAAAATAAGAATATCGGTGATTGTGTCATAAGGGCTTTCTGTGCCGCTGAAGGATGCGATTGGGAGAGCGCATATATTAAGGTCACATTACGAGGCTTTATGATGCACGATATGCCTTCCGCAGATAATGTGTGGGGCTCTCAATTACAGTCAGATGGGTTTTCTTACAACATCATACCTAATACTTGCCCTTATTGTTATACAGTCAAAGATTTCTGTGCCGACAATCCTAATGGTACATTTGTTCTTGGTACAGGCACACACGCAGTAGCAGTAATTGATGGAGATTATTATGATGCGTGGGATTCTGGAGATAAAGTTCCATTATTCTATTGGAGAAAGGAGAAATAATTATGATTTATCCACACTATCAGCAAAGTTATTCACCCTATCAACAGCAGAGTTATCAGCAGTCTTTTACATCACCTATGCCCCCACAACAGCAGATGCCTCAACCTCAGATGCAGTCAAACAGTAGTATAAATTGGGTTCAAGGAGAGATAGGTGCAAGAGCATATCCAATAGCACCTGGTAGCAGTGTACTCCTTATGGATAGTGAAGCACAGAATTTCTATATTAAGTCAGCAGATAATTCAGGTATGCCTTCGTTAAAAAAGTACGCATATTCAGAAGTCATTGAGGAGCCTTTGAAACTTGAATCAAAAGATCCTGCAAACTTTGATACTGCGCAACTTGCGAGTCGTGATGAAGTAAAGCAGTTACAGGAGAAGATTAAGGAGTTAGAGAATCAGATAACTTCAATGTCAATCGACAATAGAGAGGCAAAAAGACAGGGAGGAAATAAGAATGTTTAACTCTGTATTTCAGCAATTAGAAGGAAACAAATTTAATATGCAGACAGAATACGACAATTTCATTAAAGATCCTCTTACATATCTTGCCAATAGAAAAATCAATATTCCATCTGAATATCAGAACGATCCTCATGGAGCCGTTCAATATCTATTAAGCAGTGGAAATATGAATCAAGGTGCTTTTGATAAAGTTTTCAGCACATTACAGAAGATGGGCTTTAAGTTTTAGGTACTAACCTTGCAAGGGTACAAATATAAATTTTACGAAAGGAGTAAAAATTATGGACAGTTCAAATGGAAACGGTATGTATATGCCGGTAGCACCCGCTTATATGGGCGGGGGTTATGGAAATGGCGGCTTTGGCTTTGGAGGGGATGGCTGGTGGGTGATCCTGTTCTTATTCGCACTTATGGGCAACGGCTTTGGTGGCTGGGGTGGATTTGGAGGAGCAGGCAATATGATGCTCGGATATGATTTCCCTTGGCTGATGAATGGACAGAATGGTATCAATCAGAATACCAATTCAGGATTTAGGGACGCTATGCTCAATGACGGAATCACATCTATAAGAGATGGTATTTCAGGCATTTCCACACAGTTATGTAATGGCTTCGCAGGAGTAAATGCAGGTGTAGCTAATGGATTTGCACAGGCAGAAATTGCTGATAATGCAAGACAGATGGCTAATATGCAGAGTATGTTCAATGTCCAGTCCGCATTACAGAATTGTTGCTGTGAAAATAGGTCGAATATTGCAGACCTCAAATACACAGTTGCTACCGAGAATTGTGCAGACAGACAGGCGCTTAATGAAGGTGTCAGAGATATTATTTCTAATAGTACCGCTCAGACACAGGCAATTCTTGATAAACTTTGCGCTCTTGAACTTGACGGCTATAAGAGAGAAAATGACCAGCTTCGTAGTCAGCTTAATATGGCTACTCTTCGTGAAAGTCAGACAGCACAGAATGCCTTTATACAGCAGGGATTCTCTGATGAGGTAGACCAGTTGTATAACAGACTCAATAATTGTCCTGTCCCCTCTACCCCTGTCTACGGCAGAACCCCTATCTTTACTTGCAATAACAATGGATATGGGTGCAGTTGTGGCGCTATGTAAGGGGGTGTAACTATGGCAGAGTTCACATATAATCCGGTACAGACTGTAAATTACGGTCAGCCTGTGATACTGAATACGACAATATCATGTAATAAAGGTTATGTGTATCACAGAAACGAAAGTGGAATTGTAACTCTCCGTGGTATAGTAAATGGTCCTTCAGCTTGTTTCGCCCGTTATCAGGTAACATTCAATGGAAATATTGCTGTGCCTGAGGGCGGAACAGTTGGACCTATTGCTGTTGCTGTTTCACTTGATGGTGAACCTATACTCACAAGCTGGGCGATAGTTACGCCTGCAGCCGCAGATGATTATTTCAATGTGACCTCAACAGCAATAATTACTGTACCTAAAGGATGTTGCTTCAACATTTCAGTTGAAAATGTTTCTGAATCAGCTACTCCAGCTACTACACCTCCACCTGCAATAAATGTTCAGAACGCTAACTTTGTTGTTCAGCGTATCGCATAAGAAAGGGGGTATAGAAATGGAAAAGTTACAGACATTAAGGGACAATCTTTGTGAAGAACTTGATAAAGTTGCAAGAAAGCCTGATATAACTACTGGTGATTTAGAAATCATCGACAAACTCACACACTCTATTAAAAACCTTGACAAAGTAATGCTCGGAAATGAAATGATTAAAGAGTATGGTTATAGTTTCGCAAATGAGTATAGTGGAGATTATAGCGGAGCAAGAAACAACAGAGGTAGAAGAGGTCGTGATGGTGATGGCGATGGCAGATATAGTGAAGAGAGAGGTCGTAACAACTATGACGGCAGAAGCTACGAGAGAAGCTATGACAACCGCAGTTATGATAACAGAAGCTATGATTACAGCGGTCACGATGAACAGTCAATCGAAAGGTTTAAGCATATGATGCAAGACGCAATTCACGAACTGTAATAAATAAGAAGCGACACAGACAGAAGAGAGCAGGATAAATTTCCTGCTCTCTTTTGCTTTACAATCTAAAATAAATGTGTTATAGTATGTTTAGAAAGTGAGAGAAACGATATGGTTACTATAACAATTAGAAAATCAAAATTTATACCGGATGATTATTCAGCGTATGTGTCTTTTCCTTATTCAGAAGATAAAGTTGAAAAGATACGCAGTCTGAAAAAGAGAAGTTGGATAAAAGGCTCAAAAGAATGGGAGATACAGATTTCGGATATTGAGTTACTTTTTGATATGTTCTCTAATGAAAGTTTTGAGATTAAAGGAAGATATGTTGATATGTCACCGAAAGAGTTTATATCTTCCGATGCTTATAACTTTAAGACAGGTTGCTTTGAACATCAGATTGAAGGATTTGAGTTCGGAATGAATCACGAAAGATGGTTACTCGGTGATGAAATGGGACTCGGAAAAACAAAACAAGTTATTGATATAGCAGTCGCAAGAAAACAGATGTTCGGGTATTCGCACTGTCTTATAATATGTGGAGTAAACAGTCTTAAATGGAATTGGAGAAATGAGATAGTAAAACATTCAGATGAATCTGGTTACATATTAGGACAGCGAACAAAGAAAAGAACAGGTGAACTTTATATCGGTTCTACAAAAGATAAACTCGATGATATACAGAACCTCGATAAGATTTCAGACTATTTCATTATTACTAATGTTGAATCATTAAGGGATGATGATATAGCGACAGAGATTAAAAATTGGTTACATTCAGATACAGAGTGTAAAATCAATATGATAGCCGCAGATGAAATACACAAATGTAAAAATCCCAACAGTCAGCAAGGTAATGCGTTTATTAAACTTGATGCAGATATAAGAATTGCTATGACTGGTACACCTCTTATGAACAATCCTATGGATTTGTATATTATATTGAGATGGCTTGGGTATGAGAAACATTCTTATTATTCTTTCAAACAATATTATTGTGTAATGGGAGGATATGGGGGATATGAAGTAATTGGATATAAACATCTTGATGAACTTGAAGGAGAGTTAAGGTCAATAATGCTTCGTAGGCTGAAAGACGATGTATTAGATTTACCTGAAAAGACTTATATAGATGAATATGTTGATATGTTGCCTAAGCAAGCGACAATCTATAAAGAGGTTAAAGCAGATATAAAGTCAAATATTGATATGATTTCTATTGCGCCTAACCCTCTTGCAGAAATGATACGATTACGACAAGCGACAGGATATACTGGTATTCTTTCAAGTGAAATTCAATGCAGTGCTAAACTTGATAGAATGGAAGAGTTAGTAGAAGATGCTGTAAAGAATAAGAAGAAGGTAATAGTGTTCAGTAATTGGACACAGATAACAGATGTTGCGTATAAAAAACTGTTAGATAAAGGCTTTGTAGGTAAAATGATAACAGGTGATACTAAAGATGAAAGTAGGCAACTTATAGTAGATGCTTTTCAGACAAGTGAATATGAAGATTTCATAATAGGAACAACAGGTGCTATGGGTACAGGAATTACTCTTACAGCCGCAACAGTTGTTATCTTTGTAGACCACCCTTGGTCAAGAGCTTTATATGAGCAAGCAGTTGACAGGGCACATAGAGTAGGACAGAAAAACAATATCACTATATATAATATCATGTGTAAAAACACAATAGATGAAAGAATATGGGGTCTTGTCAACAGCAAAGGAGAAATGTCTGATATGATAATTGACGGTAAAGTGCCGAGTGCTAATCGCCGTGAACTTATAGATTACTTATTATCATAAAGAAAGGAGGAAATTATGGATAATCTTCTGAAAATTGAAGAAGTCGCCGTATTGTTAGACTGTTCTATACAGACTATAAATACTTGGTATAGATGGAAGAGATATAATCCTGATGATGAACTTGCATCTCTTTTGCCTGAGTATATACAGAAAGGCACAAGAAATACAAGATATTGGAAATCAGATGATATACCGAATTTTAGGAAGTTTAAGCAGTCTATTGTATATGGCAGAAATGGTAAGATGGGAGATATAACACAAAGGAGGATAAAAGATGGCAAGAAAGAAGTTAGAATCAAAAAGTGAGACAGTCGCAGAAAGCACCAATATCAACGAGGATTCACTTAAAGAAATCGTTGAGAGTTATATCAGCAATAAGAAAGAGGCAGACAAATATAGCAAACTGGCGAAGTCAGAGAATGACCAAATAAAGAAGTCTTTTGCAGAACTTAAAATAACCTCTTGCGATACAGATGCCGGGACTGTAAAATTGTCAGTGTCAAAAAGTGAGAGTTTTAGAGAAGATGATTTAATTGCTTTCTTGAAGGAGAAGAAACTGGATAAGAACATCGTTGTTATGAAAGAAGTTATTGATTTTGATGCTCTTGAATCCGCAATCTATCACGAAATCATTGATACTGAAACTCTAAAAGAAATGGACAGATGTAAAGAAGTGAAGTTAACCGAGAAACTTCTTATATCAAAAAAGAAAGGAGAATGATTATGTATGTAGATCCTTTTGTAGCGGGCATAATTTCTACAATACTTGCAGAAATGGGCATATTCATAATATCAGCAATACTTTATAATTTATTAAAAAAGAAGGAGGAAGAATAAATTATGGCAAAGTCAGCATCCAAAACTTATGAGACACATTGTTCACCGAGTAAAATCTCGGCAATCAGCAGATGTGCTATAAAAGTAAAAGATAACTTTTATACCATCGAATGTTCAGAAGAGAGGACAATAAACAGCACAGACGGCATTGATATGCAAGCTGAATTTCAAATGCTCTTTGATGAACTCAATACTGTTACAGATAAACAGTGTCAGGAGATAATTGACACATTCAAATAAACTAATTATAATATAGTCTATAGCTATCTTGTGATTTGTCATGGGATGCCTCCAATTGGTTATGTTAATATTCATCCTTAGTCAATCTCCTTAATCTGACGTTTGTGAAGTCAGCGGTTGCCGAAACACCGCTGACTTTGCTTTACTTAAAAACCTCTTGCATTATAGTAATATGTATGATAATATTCATTATGCAATAGCTATGTTGTAGCTCTCTTACAAAACAGTCGGCTGATAAGAGCGAGTTATCGGCAGACCGATAATATCGTATCAGCCGACAATAAGGCTCATTCCGAAGATACTCGCTCTATCTGAGGAATGGGCTTTTATTTTAGAAATGAAAGGATAAAGTATGTCAGCAAAAGATTTATTAAAACAAAATAATTGGATAATGCTTAATAAAACATTAGTACATAATCTTGGATTGAATGCCGCAGTTCTTATAGGAGAATTATGCGACAAAGAAGATTATTTTGAAAAAGATGGTGAATGGTTCTATGTGTCCCGAGATATAATTACAAAAGATGTAGGACTATCATCAGATGCACAAAGAAAAGCAAGTGACATACTTATAGATGTAGGAATTTTAAGTGTTGAACTTAAAGGTTTACCTGCAAGAAATTACTATAAAATAGACGATGATAAG